CAAAGTTTAATCCTAAAGGCAAGGTAACTGATACCTTAGTCTTATCGCAATTAATCAAAGCTAATCTATACAATGACGATTTCAGTAACGTAACGCTACCTCCTGAGTTTCTCAAAAGAATGTATGGAAGCCATAGCTTAAAAGCTTGGGGGATGCGAATGAGTAATCTAAAGGATGATTACTCTGGTGGATGGGAAAAATGCAATGAAGAAATGCTCAAATACTGTAAGCAAGATGTTGGTGTTACTCAGGATTTATATGACCTATTGATGGCTGAAAATTTCAGCGAAGAATCTATAGAGCTTGAGCACTCACTTAATGAAATCTGTTATCGCATTGGAAACAATGGGTGGTATTTTGATGTCGAAGCAGCCAGTAATTTATACGCTAAGTTAGCCCAGAGAAGGGTAACTTTAGAATCTGAATTGACTACCTTGTTCCCTAATTGGATTGTCGAAACACCCTTTACACCTAAAGTTAACAATAAGAATCTTGGGTATGTCAAAGGTGAACTTTTTATAAAGAAGAAAGAAATCCAATTCAACCCAAACAGCAGAAAGCATATCTATAAGTGCCTAAAAGATAAGTATGGGTGGAAACCTAAGAGATGGACACCATCTGGTGAAGCTAAAATTGATGAAAGTGTCTTGATTACACTACCATATCCTGAAGCTAAGAAACTGGCAGAGATGTTTCTACTGACGAAGAGAATCTCTCAGTTAGCGGAGGGTAACCAAGCATGGCTAAAGTTATGTGGTCAAGATAACTACCTTAAACATACTCTAATAAGTAATGGTGCTGTGTCGGGGCGCGCTTGTCATAGATCACCCAATCTTGCTCAAGTACCAAGTGTAAGAGCTAAGTATGGAAAAGAATGTAGATCATTGTTTACTGCTCCAGAAGGCTATTCAATCGTCGGAACTGATTTAGACGCTTTAGAGCTTCGCTGTCTAGCTCACTGGTTAGATGATGGCAATGAATACTACAGGCAAATACTTGGCGGTGATATCCACACTTTTAATCAAAAATCTGCTGGTTTAGAAACTAGAGATCAAGCTAAAACTTTTATTTACTCGCTTATCTTTGGTGGTGGTGATCTTTTGATTGGGAAAATCGTAGGTGGTAACTCAAGAGATGGTAAAAAACTTAAAGCTGACTTTGATAGAGCAGTACCCGCTTTTAAAAGTTTAAAGAGGGAGCTCGCTAGAGCTTATAAAGCCAAAGGTCATATTAAAGGCTTGGATGGTAGAAAACTGTATGTAAGAAGTGAACACAAGCTTCTTAGTCAACTTCTACAATCTACAGGTGCAATAATTTCAAAGAAATGGGTCGAGAAAGTAGACCAACTTATAACAAAAGAAAAGCTAGATGCAAGGATATGCGGTTTTATTCATGACGAAATACAAATACGAACTTTAAACAAGGAAGCAGAATATGTCGGTAATATCTCTCGAAGAATGGCGGAAGAAGCAGGAAATTATTGGAAGATGCAAATCACCGCAGGATCTACCATTGGAAGCTCTTGGGCTGACACCCACTAAAGGGGATGGTGATTTTAGCCAAGATGTTGAGCAGATTTTATCTTTTTATATTGTATTAGATAGATCATGGCGAAAACCCCCAACACTTAAATCAACTTTTTCAAGGGAAGGTGCTTTTCACATAGCCATTTGTGCATCAATGGGTTTCATTACCAATTGTATCAATTACGAAAGTGATTCATACGGTCATCAATGGTTAATTACTGAAAACGGTATGAATTTTAAAAAGGAGTTAGATGATGCATTACGCGACCTTATCGAAGACTAAACCTACCCTATTAATAGACGCTGATCTATACCTGTATCGGGCTTGTGTGGCTTCTGAAGAAGAAGTTTGTTGGTCTGAAGAAGAAGATATTTGGTCGCTGTACAGTGATCTTAAAGTAGCTAAACAAATATTCCAAGAACAAGTAAATGGTTTTTGCGACAAGTTTAAAACCAATGAAGTTTTAATGTGTCTATCAGCTCCCGACAACTTTAGAAAAGAAATATACCCACTATATAAAGCAAGTAGAAAGAAGACAAGAAAGCCTGTTGGATATAGAAGCTTTGTTGAATGGACAAAAGAAACTTACCCTTACCACATTGAGCCTAAATGTGAAGCTGATGATGTCATGGGTTATATCCAATCATCAAAGAAAACACCTACCGTAGTCATAAGTGATGACAAGGATCTTAAAACGATTGTAGGTAAACTTTACCGACCTATGAATGAAGAAGTACTGGATATTAAACCAAAAGATGCTGATTACAACTGGTTAACTCAATGTTTAGTAGGTGATTCTGTGGATGGTTTTAAAGGTTGCCCCAGAATAGGTGAAAAGACTGCAATCAAAGTTTTAGGGAATCACCCTAGTTGGGAATTAGTGCATCAAGCTTATCTAAAAGCAGATTTAACAAAAGAAGATGCCATTATTCAATCACAACTAGCCAGAATTCTCAGGTATGAAGATTGGGATCACAAAAACAACAAAATAAAGCTATGGGAACCAAAGTGACATCTAAAGAAATGCTTTGTAAAATTATAGCTAAGAAAATTACACCAGAAGGTAAATGGGTAAATGTTTGTTTATTTATAGGGACAATAATCGAGTGCGAGCAGTTTCTTGATTCCAGAGAATGGATCAATTACCGAAACATAAAAATATTAAGCGCTAAGGAAAAATAATCATGAAAAAAACAATTAAGCCAGATTGGACGCAATTACAAAAAGACGTACCCGCATTACCAACAAAAGAAGAATGGGATCAGGTAGCTAAACACCACAAAACCTCAGATAACATTAATCCCAATCATTACAAAATGCAAAACAAAATGGAATGTATAGATATCATGATAGAAATCTTTGGGCGACCTGCGGTGAATAAATGGGCTGAAATCAATGCTTTCAAATATTGTTTCCGTATGCACAATAAAGGCGCAAGAATAGACAACATTAAGAAAGCAATATGGAACTTAGAGTTTGCTTTAGGAAAAGACCCAAGAGACAAAGATAATGCCTGATTACATATTTAATTTAAAGCAAAAGAATAAAACTAAGCTAAAAACAAAAGCAAGTAATATAAAAGAAGCCAAGCAGAATATCGTGAAAAGGTGCTTTGATTCATTCAATGGTTTAAATGCTGATGATTTTAGCCTTGAGTTAGATCGTGTCTTAACTACCAAGAAAGAAATAAATTGAGTTAGGATGTTTTCCCATAAAGATAGACTCAATAAAGCGGTGATCATGTCTACCCGATTTATTCATAAATTCAGCAACGGCAGTTTTACATGAATCAACATCAACTTTACCATCTTCAATATTTACTTTGTTGTTTAACTTATAAATCTTATTGTTATAAAAAGTAGGTTGGTGGACTTTGTAATCTCCATCTGGTAAATCTGGGATTTCTTTAGTCCCCACTTTATTACGCTCAATACACCACACCACGCTATCAGAATCAATCATTGTTAGGCTGCACCTAGAATACTTTCAGTACCATCTACCCATATTATTTGAACACCATTCTCAGGTACATCTAAACACGTTAATTCAGATATAATATCAACTGATGATTTAGCATCTATTTTTTTAATAAATACCATCACTTTATCAATAGTATCTTGTGTTGCTTTTGTCCCCTTAATTACTTTTATTGTTTCTTTACTCATGTCTCTCTATCCTTTTTAGTTTTCATATTCATTATATTCATTTAATTACTTGATAATCAACACTAGATTTATTCCTACCAATGTTAATTAACTCATTGCATAACTTGTTATCAATACCATGTTTTTTACATAAATCTTTAACAGTCATACAATCAGTAAAATACTGTTTATATATGTAGACTGAAAATGCATCACTCGCTTGTTGTTGTATGTTTATCATTGTTTATCCCCTTTGATCTGATAATTAAAAGTAACCATTTTAAGCAATAAAATAACCTATGCAAAACCCCAAAACGAATAAGCATAAGTATTTATATGTAATTAATTCTTGCTCTAGTTGTTTTTGTTTTCTATATGTCATTATTTAATCTCCCTTAATAATTTATATTGTTATTGGATCGCTAACTGGCTCAAGTTTATAACCATGAGCTTTTAAGACATGTATATTATCTTTGGTCAACGTCTTCTTACCAGTTAACTCTGCAATCAATCTTGAGGTTTTACACTCAGGATAATAATGTTCATTACCGTAATTGTTTTTTACTCTTAAGTATATCGTTTCTTGTGTTGTCATCTTTACTTCCTCCCGTTATTAAACATATTCTCTAAATCATTAACCACTTCTGTTCGTGTAGTTCCTAAAGGATATTGTTTATTGCTGTATCGACCTTTCAAGGTATATCTACAACTAAATTTTCCTTTTTCTAAATCAATATGAATAGAATAATTATTATCTGCATTTATATAATTGCTATTTATCATCTTACTTCCTCCCGTTATTAAACATAATAAAACGCACCGTTTCTGATGCGCTTGATATGCTTAACTGTTGTTAGGCTCAAATGATAAAATCATCTTAGCCATAAAATCCCAGTAATTATCACAAACCAAATCAATGGTTTTACCATCTGGGTTTGGTTCTATTGATCCCATTTCAACAGCTAGATCAATAATATCTTCATAGTAATATGGGATATTAATGGCTAAACCGCTTAACCATTCCGCAAGGGCTTTTGGCTTGCCTACTCTGCGAACCATGACGCCATACTCACTATTAAAGCGATCAAATAAATAGCTTATTTTTTCTTCATTAGATAAAGATTTGCCAATTAATTCATCTTCATTATCTAAACAATCCAGAATATAACTCTTATAGTTTTTCTTATATTGTGTGTGATGTACTTTCATTTTCCTATCCTCTCTTTTGGTTTTGATTAACTGTTGTTTATTTGGTCGATAATATCTTGTATTGGTTCATCTCTTAACGCTTGACCTGCAAATAAGGCTTTGAATTCTAGCGCTTGTCTTTTTTGTACTTCTTGATAAGCAATCTTTAATAATTCGCTAGGCTCACTCTGGCATTGCCTTTGTTGTATAAAGTTAATTAATGACCTGTTGTTAGATTGTATTAATTTATTTTCTGCTTCTTTTAATAACATTTCTTATCCTCTCTCTTGGTTAAAATTAAGTTACTTGGTATCTCTTAGTAACCATAGTACCCAAATGATTACTAAAACACAAGTATTATCTATAATTATTTATAGGTAGTAATAACAACGTGTTACTAATAACACTTAATGTACTTCAATTTTGGTGACCTTCTGAGGATGTTACACCGTGTTATATGACACGTTGAATGACATTGACCACTAACAATGACAACATCAATATAAGTTGTAACTTTTGGATCTCTCTCAAATTCTCCCAAATCCAAGAGTTACCCTAGTTGATTACTGTTGTTAAAGATCTCATGTCATTCAGCGTGTCTACATTAGATACTTAAGTTACTAATGATATCGTATGCGTTGGTAATCATTGGATGACATTGGATTACTTGGGATGACATTGGATTACTTAAGAAGACATTGGATTACTTAAGAAGACATTGGATTACTTAAGAAGACATTGGATTACTTGGGATAACTAAAGACCAAGATTCACTTAAATTGTTAAATACAACATACTAATAAATTTCAGTTAAGGGGCAAGAGATTACATATCTATTACCCATGTAAACCCATGTAAATCAATAGGTTGCAGGATTCCTAGCCTAAAAAGTTACCCCCGCTGCCTTAAAATGTTGTCTATTTCAAAAATGTCGCTAAAGACTTTGTTTCTTATTTCATTATTTAGGCTTTGTTGAGCACAGTTAAATTTTCAAAAAACACAAAAGAGTAACTTATGAAACTAACATTTGAAGAAGACCTAATAAACAACGGTTTCTTCCACGTTCTACCAGAGTTTGAGATACAGATATCCAGATTTGAGACTAGCAGCAGACCTAAGAACACACTCATGTCCCTACGGTTTAGCTGGTTATTGTGGTCGGTCTGGATTGAGTTCAACTAATACATAAAAAGAGGTTACACACATGGCACTTGAGAGTGGCACATATATCAACAGTCTAAACGCATCGAATCCTGCAGCTACAGACTCCCTAAGCCAAGCTGACGATCATTTACGTCTAATCAAAAGCACTGTTTTAGCTTCCTTCCCCAACGTATCTAACGCTGTCACAGCGACCCACACCGAGTTAAATCTAATAGATGGAGTTACAGCCACTACAGCCGAACTTAATATCCTAGATGGTGTTACGTCTACTGCTGCTGAACTCAATTTGTTAGACGGTGTAACCGCTACTACTGCCGAATTAAACTACAGTGATACAGGAGCCTCCGTAGGTACTGTAGTTGCCTCTAAAGTAGTTACCGTAGATGCCAATAAAGATGTTTCTAGTTTTCGTAATGTGACTGCTACTGGTGAATTAGAGGGTGGTAGCCTTGATATCAACGGTAATGGCGATATCTCTGGCACACTTAATGTGGGTGTAGTTGATCTGGGAGCATGGACTATAGATGAAGTCTCAGGTGAACTTAGGTTTCTACACAACGGTACAGCCAAATTCAAACTGACCAGTGGTGGAGCTTTACTCACAGTAGGCGATATTACAGCATCTGGAAGTATCTAATTATGGGACAAATATTACCAATCCGAGGATTATCAGACGTAGGTGTAGTTACTGATATAGACCCTGCAAGCTTACCTATCTCTGCCTACACTAGAGCAAAGAATGTAAGATTTGATGAGGGTGCAGTATTAAGATCCCCTGTCTTTAGAACAGTTAAAGCCAGCTTAGGTTTTAACCCAAGATTTGTCTATGGAGTCAACCCCATCACAGGTTACTCTACGGTAGTCATAGCGACTGACACCTACGATATCCAAGAGTATTCTAATGGTTCACTCACAGACAGATCAGGATCTATAAGTGCTACTTCAGCTACCGACCTAACTTGGACAGGTACTACCTTAGCTAATATTGTGTATATTAATCGTAGTGATAAAGTCCCTTCCTATAAATTGATAGGGGGTACTAATTTTGCTGCCCTAAGTAATTGGGACTCCAACTGGAGGAGTGATTCTTTAAGGTCTTATGGGGATTTTCTGCTTGGTTTAAACATGTACGAGGGTTCTACTAATTACGGCACTAGAGTAAGATGGTCTAACATAGCGACTGCCAATGCTATCCCTGATTCTTGGGATGCTACAGATACCACTAAATCAGCAGGTTTTAATGATCTAGTACAAATGCAGTCCCCTATTATTGATGGGGCTACTTTAGGTACTAACTTTATCATTTACTCTAAGACTGATGTATATCTAATGGAGTTTGTAGGTGGTACGTTTATATTTAACTTTAGAAAAATCTTTAGTGACATAGGAATCATTAATCAAAACTGTGCTATTGAAGTAGACAGTAAACATTATGTCTTTGCTGACAATGACATCTATGTTCATGATGGTAACAGTAGGCAATCCATAGTAGACCAAAGAGTTAAAAACTACATATTTGGAGGTTTAGATACGTCTAAAACTAATATATGTTTTGTAGCTAGACATCCAGAGTTAGAAGAAATTTACTTTTGTTACCACTCAGGTGATGACATGGCTGAGTTTACTTCGTCTACTAAATGCAATAGAGCAGCCGTATATAACTATAAGAATAACACTTGGTCTTTCTTAGATTTACCTAATGTTGTTGCAGCTACAATAGCTAACGTAAACTCCAGTGCTACCTACGCTAACTCTACAGCCTCATACGAAGCCATAGGTGGTTCATATTGGTCACAACAAGCTAACTTTGATACTCATTGTATCTTTGTAGGTCAAGACAACAGTACCGATGGGATTACCTCAGATAAGATGTATGGTTTAGATTTAAGTGACGCTGGATCACTTTCGTTTGCGTTAGACAGTGAAGCGACTAAAGCCCCATTATTAGAAAGAACAGGAATAGATTTAGATGAAGTAGCCAGTATATCTGGGTATAAAGTTATCAATAAAATATACCCACAGATTACTACGGGTAACTCAAATAAAGCATTTGCTTTTAACTTTGGAGCAGCCGATCTAATAGATAACTCACCAAACTATGAAGCTACAGTTACATATACTACAAATACAGATCACAAAATAGATTCGAGAGCAGCAGGTAGGTATTTATCCTATAAATTGACTACAACTGATAACAAAGATTTTTCTTTTATTGGTTTTGATATGGATATGCTTACTACAGGAAGGAGATAAATATGGCAATTAATGAGAAAACAGATTTAGTCACTGCTCGTTATAGCCGTAAAAACTACCCATCTATAGACGACAATGTAAAACAATATCTTATTGATGAATTTCAAAGGATAGAAAATACCTTATCGTCAATGGCTGATGCAGACATCCAAACTACAGATAAAGAACCAAGTAATCCGCGTAGGGGTACAGTTCGCTTTAACGTCTTACCGTGGAATCCCCTGAGTAACAACTCTCAAGGTTTAGTTGTCTACAATGGTACAGCGTGGGTAGCAGTTTAAATTAAATTAACAACAGGAGTATTATTATGCCTTTTCCGTGGATGGCAGCAGCAGTCTTAGGAAGTTCCTTATTGGGAGCAAAAGGTGCAAAAGACGCAGGTAACGCACAAGTTAAAGCAGCAGAAATACAGAACAGAGGCTTTGAATTCTCTAAACCTTTTCTCGATAAATCTTATAGAGGTGGAGAACAAGCCCTTAGTAATTCTCTAGGCATGGGTGCATACGGTGGTCAAACTTATGCAGCACCTAATCCTTTTGAAATAGCAGGTAATCAGTACATCGGTGCACAAGGTTTAGCTGGTGCAGGTCAAGCAGCAGATTTAGCACAAACAGGTTATGGGTTTGGTCAAAACTTTGCTGATTTATATAGCAGGTCTAACGCAAACACTATGGGTGCAGCACAAGATTATGCTTTAAATAACTCACAGCCACTAATTGATGCTGCTATGCGAGGTACTAACCGCAGAATAGATGAGCAAGTATTACCTTCTATTGGTTTAAATGCATCTGCTAGTAATAATACCAATAGCTCTAGAACAGGTATCGAAAGAGCCTTAGCTAATAGATTTAGAGATGATAGATCAGCAGACGTAACCTCAAACATTAATCAATCTTTAATGGGAGACTATCTAAACCAAAATAACACACAGTTTGGACAAGGGTTGTCTGCTAACCGTGGTTTACAAGATGTCTATAACACTGGTTTGAATTCAATATCTGGTATGGGTAATCTTATGACAGGTGCAGGAGCTAACTTACGAGGTTTTGATCAAGGTTTTATGACAGATCAATACAATAGATTTAATGAAGCTAGAGACTTCCCACTGCAGCAGCAAATTGCTTACCAACAAGGAATATTGGGTAATGCAGTTACTAATTCACCACAGAATCCTATAGTTAAAACTTCCAGTACTGGAGCAGGTGCATTGGGTGGAGCTATGGCAGGACTAGGAGCATATAACCAGTTTTCAGGTGCATTTGGTAACCCAACAACAGCACAGCAAAAGCCAGTAGGATACTACCCACCTAATAATCAATACGTTAACCAAAATAGTTTTGGAAACATAAGAACTTAAAATAGAGGAAATAATGGCTAACAGTAGAAACTTCACAACTCAAGGTTTGGCTTTGTACGACAGAGCAAGACAGTCTGTTAACAACCTAAATCAAAACCTACAGCAACCTAACCCTTATGGTGGTATTGGTGGTGCTGAGGGTTTAACTAGGATGGGACTTAGTATGGTAGGCGCTGCTCCTCAAGGTTTGTCTGCTGCTTTAGGTGCTTTAGGTGAAACTAAAAGCGGTATAGATGACTACAACAAAGCTGCACAAAGAGCTGAACAAGAACGTCTTGATAGAATAGAAGCAGCTAATGTAGCTAGAGATTTCCAAGCTAACCAAGCTCAAATAGGTAGAGACTTTGAAGAAGAAATGTTTGGTCAAAAAACCGAAGCTGCTATAAATTCTGCTATGTTACAGCGTGCGCAAGAGTTAGCAGATAAAAAGGATGCCAATGAATTTACGTTAAAGTTAAATGCTTTAGATTTTGAAAATGATATAGAACTTGTTGAATTTAAGAAAACTTTAGAAAAGCAAAGCCCAAATGATTTTAGAGTAAAAATATTAAATAGATTGGAAGAAGCACAAAACAACAATCAAGAAGTTAAATTGAATGATAAAGAGCTTGAAATGCTTAAAGTAACTTTTCAGTCTAATGATCCTATAACCCAATATATGCTTCAAACATATAGAAATGGACAGTCAGATAATAATGAACTTGATAATTTAATGAATAATAATAAACAGTAATAATTATGCAGCAGCAGAAATATACTTTAGACCAATTAAAATCAGCACAAACAAACGCACAAAAAGCAGGTCGCACAGAAGATGTTGAATTACTTTCTAAATATATTCAAAACCACTCAGATAACGTAAGTGTTGGAGAAAATTTAAAAAGAACATTTTTAGGTGCTGTTAGGGATACAGCCCAATCAACTCTGGATTTAGCTAAAGATGTTACTAAATTAAAAACTGGAGTAGATCTAAAACCGTATGTATTATCTGAAGTAAAAGAACCAACTAATTTACCTTTAAGCATGACTAGAGATGTTGCTGGGTTTATGATTCCTTATGCTGGTCTATCTCGATACTATAAAGCTGGTAAAGCAGCACAAACTATGGCTGGTAAAATTGGGCAAGCAGCAGTAAAAGGTAGTGTCGCTGAACAATTTGCTTTTAATCCAGATGAAGAAAGGTTATCTAATTTAGTACAAAAATACCCTAATCTACAGAACCCAGTTACAGAGTATTTACAGGCTAACCCTAATGACCCTATAGCCGAAAAACGATTTAAAATGGCTTTAGAAGGTACAGGTATAGCAATCCCTCTTGATGTTTTATTTAGAGGATTTAGTAAAATACGCAAACGTGGAAAACCACAAGATGAAGTAGTAGAAGTAAAACCAGAAGAACAAATTGGAGAAAAACCAATATCTTCAGACACTATAGATGTTACCTCAACAGTCGAACAAGCAAAACAACAAGTTAATCCACAGATACAACCCTCAATAAAAACTGATACAGATAGTTTTGCTGGTAACATTAATCTTAATAAAATAGATTCACCAGAAGGTGTTAAAAATGTAATTAGAGACACCGCCAAACAAAACAAAGATTTTATAGAAGCTAGACGAGGGGTAGTACCTTTTGGTAGTCAAGGTGAAGAATTACAAGCTGCTGCTGCAGATTTAGGAATGACATTTGATGAGGTAACTAAAAGAAAAATTGGGCAAGCTTTCAATGCTGAAGAAATTTATGCTACTAGAATGATACATAATCAAACTGCAAATGACGTTTTTAATTTAAGTACAAAATTACAAAAAAAGGTTAAAGCAGGGGAA